AACTGGTGGAAGGTTTACGGCGAAGGCCAGCTTGGTGATGTCATGGGCCGGATCTTCACCGGCTGGAACACCAGCATGGACGAAGTGCCCCATGAAGCTCGGCTAGAGCGCCGGGGGTTGGACTTCGGATTCAGTCAGGATCCCGCCGGCATCGTGGATGTGTATTACCACAACGGCGGCTACATCTTAGACGAACGGCTGTACCAGAAGGGCTTTGATAATTCAAGGCTAAGTCAGTTCATCCTCAACATGGAAGCAGCCCAAACGCTGGTGGTGGCGGACAGTGCTGAACCGAAAAGCATTGACGAAATGGCACAGCATGGTGTCGGGATCATCGGTGCCGACAAAGGGCCGGGCAGCCTCAACCGATCCATCCAGCACATGCAATCACTCAGGATCACCGTTACCCGGCGCAGCTATAACCTGATAAAAGAATATCGCAAGTACTTTTGGAAGACCGACAAGAACGGCGAACTGCTGAAGGTGCCGGAAGGCGGGTTCGATCACCTACTGGATGCCGCCCGGTACGCGCTGGAAAGCTTGCGACCGCGTGAGATCCAGCCCGAAGCACCGGATTATGCTAGTAACGTGAATGAGCTTATATACTAAACTTATGTTCTACAGGATTTTGATGGCGGCAATGGGGGCACTAGCGTTTTGGTTACTACTGATTTGCATACAGCACTGGACGATAGGCTAAAGCTGGTGAAGATCCTTACTGAGCGGCCGCCGAATTGGGAGGCCATAGCTGATGTGTTCATGCCATGGAACATTCAAAATGCGGTTTTCACTTACGGGGATACGGTGTACAACCCGAACGGCTACCCACTCAGCGAAGACTTGAAAGCGCACGAAGCGGTCCACGTTGAGCGTCAGCAGATGCCCGAAGCGTGGTGGACGCTTTACCTGCATGATCCGGTGTTTCGAATGCGCGAAGAGCTGATGGCTTACCAGGCGCAATATGCCTATGCGGTCAAAAATTACAATCGGCAGCGCCGCAAAGTCCTACTGAACGCAATTGCCAAGGATCTTGCCGGTCCAATGTACGGCCGGCTTATGACCAAGGATGAAGCCAAAGACCTGATTGCCAACCAAAAGCAAAGTGCAGTACAGTAAAGCATAACCACGAAAGTTATTCATGCCTTTAATTGATCCCGAAATCATCAAGGACCAGTTTGATGAAGCGCATAAAGCTATGCGCCCATTATGGGATAATTTCGATGAATACGAGCGTATAGCCTACAACCGCCCACATCCCAAGGTCATAAGTGCCAAACTTCCTACTGTCACGGACGGCACCCTTGCCGGCATCATTGCCAAAACTCCCAAGCGCGTCATTCAGCAGATCCCTACCGGCCGGGTCAAGAGCCTGGACCAGCCAGAGCTTGCCGAAATCGCGGATTATATTTGGACCAACTACATCCTGAAGAATGCCAACTACAACGGCTCACCCCTGATTAAAAGCTGGATGATGTTGCGCCGGGCGCTTACCCATGGATGTGCGGTCAGCTATGCTTTTTTCAAGAACAGTGGCGAATACTACGGCGCGGATTTCAGCTTGCCCTACATCCGGGATGTGATCTTCGAAAGCGGCAAAATGTACGGGCCGGATTGCGACATTCTCTATCTTAGGCAGTGGTATACCAAGGCGCAGATCCAGCTAATCATTGACCGGCAAAAGAAGATGTCGGCTAAGGACAAGAAGTTTGAAAGCCAGTGGAACATCCAATTGCTGGAAGATCTGCTGACAAAGACCAAGGCCAAGGATGCCGATGCGCGGTCCCAGCAAGAGCGCGAAAAAGGACTTATCAACACCAAATTCATTGAGATCATCCACGCCTTCCAGGTAGGAATCGGCGCGAAGTTCTACAGCTTTAGCCCGGACCTTGCCAAGCTCAGCATCGAAGGTTCCCCCATCGTTCGCACTCAGGTTAACCCGGATCCGCGCGGCAAAATGCCAATCTCATTCCTGTACGCCGATGTGGACCTGTCCCACGCGCTAGGCATCGGGGTGCCGGAAATGTCCGGCGGAATGCAAAACCTGCTTGATAGCGAGGTCCAAGCCTACCAGCTTATGACCAAGATCATGCTCAATCCTCCCCTTAAGCGCTGGGGTTCGGACATGAACAAAGCCACCATCAAATGGAAGGCCAGTGCCATTTGGGATATGGGCGCATCAAGAGCTACATCCGACATTGAGCCGGTCAACATTGAAACGGCGGCACTTGCCAACTTCCCCAACAACTACGGGCTAATCAAGTCGCAGATTATGAATACCGCGCCGCAGGATTCCACCACCGTTGCAGCGCAAGCCGGTAATACCCAATCAAAAACCCATGCCGGTGTCCAGCAGCTTCAGACCAATCTTGGCTATGACGACAATTACCTGAGAAAGCAATATGAATCGTGGTGGGAAGACAATGCCGAAACCATGCTCAATATTCACTTCGCCATGTCCAATGGCACCCGCGAAATCGAGTTGACGGAAGAGTGGCTAAATGATAAGAGCGCCGCATTGCAGCAAGCCCAGGATAACCAGTTGGTGGCGGTCAACCCGGAAAAGCAAAAAGCTTTGGTTGCCTACAGTGCAATCAAGACCAAGCTGAAGTTCGAAGTAGATCCCACCACTTCGGAATCCCCGGATGATGCCGATCAGGTGGTGAAGCTGCAAGAGCTGTTGACGGAAGCCCAGGGTGCGCCGTACCTCTATTACTACCTCTTAAATGCCGGCTACAAATTGAATTTGGGCGAGGCTTATAAACAGATGTTCCACAAGTTGGGGCTACAGAATGTGGATAAGATTGTGGAAGAATTGGACGAAGAGCAAAAGCAGAACTTGCCACAAGAACTACGCGGGGTGCTCAACCCGCTGTATGACAAGCCCAAAATTGATGTGTCTTATCAGGATTTGCCCCCGGCCGGCCAGATCCAGGCAGCCGCCAATGCCGGCATTACCCTTACGATGGCTGATGTCCTAGCTGGTCCGGTGCTCGATGTCAACGAACGGGGCGTGGTCCAGAAGTTCCAGCCACCGCAAAGCTCATGGCCGACAGGTCCGAACCAAGCTGCCATGCAACCCGCAGCACCCGGCACCCCCGGCCAACCACCGCAGCCCGGCGAACCACCCATGGCAACCCAGCCCTTGCCAGCCGCCAACCCACCGCAACCCACCGCCATGCCGCAAGCACAACCGCAAAACCCACCGGCGGCCGCGCCGGCAGCGCCGCAAGAAGGCATGGATCCCACTCACCGCAACCTGTTACAGAAATTCCTATTGGCCGGTTACTCAGCCAAACAAGCCATGGCCGCGCTTGAGCTTGCCCGGCAAGGTCGGACCAGCCAGGAAATTGTAAAGGCTTTAGGCCAGCCGGAAGGATTGAGCAGTGCCAAAAAAGCTCAACCCGCATAAGCATAGAAAGCCATGGACGACCAACTAGAAAATGAGTTGATGCCCAATTCCAGCGAAGCCGTTCCCGGCTTATATGCGCCGGAACTGGATCAGGATCCGCAGCAGCGCCAGGACGAAGCCGAAGAGCGCGGCACCATGGCTAGTGCCTTGCCCTTAATGGAAGAGCTAATGGACTGGTTCGGTGAGCAGATCCAGGTTTGTGACAGCGTAGCCCAGGTGATGCAGACACGGGGGCAGTACAAAGTAACCATGGATGAAGCGCTAACTGCCCACGACATTACCCGATCCCTGCTTACCAGCAAGCGCGAATCGCTACGGGCGCGGATTGATGCCTTCATGGAAAGTCGAAGGGAAACCGATGCCGTATAACGGGAAGCCCAGCTCAAGCGAATTGCCGGAATTTGATTTCGAGAATTTGCCGGACAAGCTGCCCCAAAAGCGGGGCAGCAAAAAGGCGAACATGCCCGAACAAACCTATGCAAACTCGCAGAAATCTATGCAGGAAATGCCCAATTCTATACAGCCGGCCACTGGTGCGGACGGCAACCGCAGCGCGGACTTATTCACCAAGGATCGCCAGTTTGATTTCCAGCAGCACGATTGGCAACAGTTTGGCCGGGAACTGATTTGCAAGACTTGCCCGGATAATCATGCTCATGCCGCCATGATACCCGCCGATAAGATGCTTACTGGTAGCCGGGGAAACTGGCAGATCGTGCCTATTGGTGGCCGCTGTCGCGCTCATGGCAAGATCAAAATGCTGTGTGAAGAGTGTGCCGATCTCACTGTCAATTCCCACACCCCCAAAGAATAAGCGGCTTGCTAGTCAAAACTTAAGCATTTATATTAAAAGCTAATGATTACACACCTTCCGTAATCCGGGTGGCTACGGTACAGCTAGGGGAGCCGGCACCTTTTACGCCGAGACTAAGCAAGGAAGAGGCGACATGGCGGACGCTCAAGAAACCGCAGCAGCACCGGAAGGTGATGCACCATCAGCGGAAGAACAGGCATTTGAAGCGGGGCTGAAAGGCGAAGAGCCGGCAGCACCGGAAGGCGGCGACAAGCCAGCCGAAGATGCCAAAAAGGATGAAACGGAAGGTGACGGCGAAGACAAGCCGGCCACCGATGAAACGAAAGCCGATGATAACCCTGATGCCGGCAAGGATGGCGAAGGCGAAGAAGACAACCAGGATGAAGATCCTGAATCTCAGCGCAAAGCCACCGCGCGCCAAGGCTACGCAGAGCGCAAAGCTACCCGTGAGGCGGTCACAAGCCTACTCGATACGGTAGCCAAACCGCAAAGTGAGCAAGATTTAATTGACAACCAAGGGCTTGATCCTGCTGATGCTAGGCTTGAAGTTTTTAAGCAAGAGCAGCAGCGCAAAGAGGCGATCCAGGAACTTACGGACCTGAACACCGGTATCAAATCCGATGCTCAGAACGTGGTTCGGGACTTCCCCATGTTCGATGCCAACTCCAAGGACTTTGATGAAAAGCTGACGGAAGAGGTTGACCAGCTATGGAAGGAAGCGGCAGACTTCAAAACCGATCAATCCGGCCAGATCGTTTTACAGGCCAGAATCCCCATGTATAAGTTCTATGCGGCATTCGCGGGAGCGAAGAGCGAAGGCTTTAAGTCGGGGCAGAAAGCTGGTGAAGCGGCCGGTCAGAAGGCAGCGGAAAAGATGTTTGCCAGCGCCGAAACCCCGGCGGCTACCAAGGAAACGGTGCCGGCGGCAGACGGAATGACCGAAGAAGATTGGTTGTTCCTGAAGGGTTTGACGGGTTAAGCCCACTAATCCCAAAGCCAGCAATGGCAAGAAAGGTATTCTGTGGCTCAGAATTTTGCATCAAAGTTTCAAAAAACAGTTGATGAAGTATTTCGCCTGAAGT